GTCGGCACCTTCCCCCGTATATAAATAATCTGACACACTATAATTAAAAAACAGTCTATCCCAAAGATTTTAGCTTGTCCTTTTTACTGTCCTTTGATATGGTAATAGTGCTGGGCTTAACCAGCATCAAAAAAATACCGTGGGGTTTTTTCCCCAATAAAATAACGGTGCGAAAGGTTTTTTTGATTGGATGAATATGAGAGGCGCCGCCATAGCTTTATGTTATGGCGGTTTTTCCTTTGATGTGTCTATCGATCAATCCGCTATCAACGATCAATCGGCCAATGTATTCCGCGCACTGAGGAACGATACTATTTCCTAGGGATCTAATTCGGTCCACCCGATCGGGAATCCCATCATCTCTTCGACAAAGGCCGGGTTCAGTCGGGAATCCTTCCCAATAGTTTCCTGCGTGTATCCCTCTTGTATCGCCGCCGACAAACTTTTGTATCCTCCTAGTTTTTTGCATTGATATCTTTCCCATTCCCTCGGTGATGCATTTTGACGGGCTGCTGTTGCAAGTGGGGTAGGCAGCATCTCGCGCCGCGCCATTCCCTGAAGCGAATATCTTTTCTTTGTGCTGCCTAAGCTTCTGTTGTATCCGTAGGTGCTCGCTGTTGGGGTAGGCAACTGCAAACCAGCGCCGCCGCAAGTGGGGAGCTCCCATTGACGAAGCTGATACAATTCCCCATTGCATATCGTACCCGATTTTGGCCATTGCTCCGCAAATCTCGGGTAGCCCCAAATTAACGACATTTGGCACGTTCTCCAGGATGATAATTGACGATCGTAAAACGCTAATGTATTCGAGTAGATTGTACCAAAGACCACTTTTCTTTCCTCCGAGACCCGCCATTTTTCCGGCTGTCGATAGGTCTTGGCAGGGAAACCCCCCGCAAAGAATATCAGGCCGTGGCAATGTGCGCGGGTCTGTCTGTGTGATGTCGTCGAATTTCGGCACATCTGGCCAGTGCTTAGTCAGCACTCTCCGACAAAAAGGATCCTTTTCAATTTGCCATACCGTTTTCAAATTGGGTATCGCCCGTTCCAATCCCAGCTCAAAGCCGCCGATCCCTGAAAATGTTGATCCTAATGTTATCATGTTTCTGATTTAATCAATTGATATAGCTGTGTCAACCAAAAGTTTACATCAGGAGAATAGGCAATGGCAAAGAAGGACCGTCAGAATATCGTGATAACCAGCCGAGCAGGAAACGAAAGAATCGAATCGGCTATACCTAAATTTCAAAGCAGATATGGAATGGATCGGGATCAAGCAACAGCCGTAGCCATCCGGCTAGAATCCGCCGGCCGGCTTCATGGATCGGATGGTTTGATCTCCAGGAATACAAAGCCCTTCGGCCCTGGCCGCTTCGCCCTTGCAGAAATGGCGATCAGTAGAATCCCCAAACGAAACAGAACTACAGAAAGGGAAAAGATCGATACGGATGATATGGATACCCTACGGCGGGCCTATGCTGCTCCCAAACGCAAGCTAGCACCGAAAAGGATCAAGCCACCGAAGCCAAGAACAAAGCGTAAAAAATAGGCCATTCTGTTAGAAACTATCCAACCTATCCAACCTAGCTAACCTATTCCCTATATAATCTATTTACCCCCTACTCTACCCAAATAATATCTTTGTTGTGGATTAGGTTAGCTAGGTTAACAGTGCTTGTAACCTGCTGATATTTCGACGAAAAAAAACTGTCAACCTCGCGATAAGGTTAACAGTAGGATGGATAGTCCTTGGTTTGTGACTAGAAGGCGATCAAAAAAAGCGCCGCGATGAAAACACCGAAGGAAACAAGATCGATAAGACTATCCATCTTTCTTTTCCTCGATCCATTTTTCAACCAGTCCGATAAGAACCGATGAAAAGGAAATCCCGTCTTCCTTGCATTCTTGCTTTGCCCTGGCGAGCAATTCGACAGGAAATCGGATTGATATCATCTTCGATTTGTTACCGTGAGATAGCCGGCCGCGTACTCTATTCTTCATTACTGCCCCCTTTCTGTATGCGCGGTAGGAGATCAGAAACTCGTTCTTGTACGTATAGACATGTATCCCACGAAGTTATAATTGAATTCGTATCATATCTTTCTTTTTCGTCTGTCGTTTTTCGCATATATCTTGCCTCTCGTTTCGAATCTTTTATAAATCCAATCGATTTAATGTTAATCCAAATGGATTGTCCCCATTGATCTGTTACAGAAATAAACATTACTCGCCCCCTTTCAGGATTGCGCGTAAAATTTTAATGATTCGCTCAGAAAGAACTTGATGAGATCCGCCGTATTCATCGGAGATTTTCCAGCCGGTATCGAGCATCTGAAGCGCTTCTTTGTTTGTAACGGTTATCAGTTTCCCGTTTATTCTGATTTGCATTTTGTATCCTTGTTTGAATGGTGCTGTATTGCACAATTTTAATGTATCAACATTTAAACATATGTCAATACATTTATTTCATTCTATCCAAGAATCTCCCTGATCCATCTTCACGAAACCAAGAAAACACAGAATCATCAGGATCAGAAAAGCGACACATGCGCCTGAACAAAGCCAGCTCATTGGGGCGGATAATGGCAAAATTTCCACGCTTGCAACGCTATTTTTTGGGCTGTTTTTTCTGCTTCGGCTTTGGCTTGCCATCCATTTTTGATTTGATGATAAGCAAAATCACATAACTGTATAAAATTCACCCGATCATTAGCTAATTCCATCTGATGAAGATGGCTTATGCACTTTTCCAGGATTTGTTTTTTCATTTTTTCGTTTATCATAAATTCCTTTTCTGATATTGCGATCAATCTGGTTTGTTTATTTCTCATTTCCCCTCCTCCGGTGCTGGTGGCGTCCAAACGTAGGAGCTCCTTTTCGTGTCCTTGTTGTACTTTCGGCGCTTGGTCCAGCCGGCGCCGGAAAGAAGCCCGGATAGCCGCATAAGCACCGCTCTGTTCTGCTGGGGCGATTCGATCTTGAGAACTTGAATCAAAAGATCAGTCAAGGTAAATTCTTTCATATCAATCGTTTCACCTGTCATTGTAAATTTTGGTGTTGCCATATATTCAATAATTGCTTCCATCCATGAATCGATCGCCTTGTAGGGCTCCTGGTATCGGGTCAATTCCTTCTCGAAATCAATCCCGTCTTTCTCGGTCAATCGGCCGGGATCACCCCGCCGAAACTCATATACTGCATCGGCCCAAATCAGATCGATATTTTCATCCGTCAATTTGTCCAGATCGATATTTTCCAACATAATCGGATAATATCGCCGGTCTCCAGTAGCATCCCGGAAAATCTCTAATTCGTTTGATGATCCGCAAAAAACAACCTGTCTTTTCTGGTCGATCTCATACCGCGCATAGGCGGGCCGATATGTATCGGATTGACTGGAAAGAAAGGATTTCGTGACCGTGCTATCTCTGTTCCTCGTGGAACTCAGCTCGGCGAATTCATAGATCCATTTTCCGCGGAGCTTCGAATATGAATCCCGCCCGCCCCGAATATCGATAGCCGAATCCGAAAACCAGTCGTCATTTTTCGCCAGTCTTCGAAAAAGGGTGCTCTTGCCGATGCCCTGGGCGCCGAGCAAAATCAAAGAACAATCAACTTTACAACCTGGATCAAAGATTCGACGTACCGCGGAAACGAGCCACGCCCGCCCCATTTCGGAGATTAGAAGTTTGAAGCGTTTTTCCTCCTCTTCGTTTTCCTTTTCTCCCCGGCCCTCCGGCTTTTGTCTTTTCATAATTGTGCAGAACTCGGTTAGGAAAGTAGATGCGTACGGCTTAGCCTTATCCCTTATTCCGTCGGTCTCCAATTTCTTTAAATATTCGCGTACTGGGTGATAGATATTATCCTCCCTGCGCGCGATGAATTCGATCATCTGCCCGACGTCCTCTTTTCGGAACTGCACGCCATAGGCCCAAGATATCTCTAGCCGCAATTCGGTAATATGGTGGTCGGCTATTCTGCTGCCCTGAAATTCCAGCTGACCCGTAAATTCGTTGAATCGGATCAGATCGCCGATCGACACGTTCAGAGCATCGATCACCATATGACAATTAGCAAGATTCGCAATCGGTTTTCCTCTTTTAAATCGCTCCGAATAGTCATCGGGATAGCGCTCCATTTTAACAACTGGGTAGTCATCGCGATGGCCAAGATTAACACTTTTTAAAATGTTGCTGATCTCTACTTTTGCCGGCTTTTCCTCTAATGAAGCATATGCACGTTGCACCGTTTTTATAATGTAGCTCGCCGGTTTTGCTTTCTTCTCGGTGCCATCTTCGGCAACATAGTCGTAATCGCGGCCCTCATTTCTGATCTTCGCGCATAATGCATTAAATGCATCGCCGATTTCAACACGTAGCCAACTCAATTCTTTAACGAAAACCCAGTCGTACGCGGACGCGCTCTGATCGCCTTTTCTCTTGCCCTGGTTGGCAAAATATCCGGCTAATTCGTCATTTGTATCAATCAATCGGCGCACGTTCGCCGATAGAATCGGCTTCGGTCGAAAAGAGGATTTTGGTAGTTTCGTCTTCTTCTTCTTGCTCTTCGGCACATCGAAGATAGCGCCGGCGCCGAGCATTTCATCCAAGCCATCGAGAGAATGTATATTTCCAGCCATCGCCGCAAAAACCACGCGCACGGGATCCTTTTTCAGATGCCAGCTCAAAGGAAGACGAAGAATTCGCGCCCCATCCCATGCATGCGTATCGCCGTCAACCCTTGCAAGCAATCTTTTATTGAGATCCTCGATCCGGTCCAAATCGATTTCCCGATCAAGAAAATAGTAGATGTGAAGACCGCCGCCGCTTTGAATAATCGCAGAGGGTTCGATCGGCAGCGCATTGACTAGCGCCCAAGTTTGATCCCGGCCCCCCGTGTCCTTGTCATCGATATCCGACCAAATAACGCGCCCGGGCGAGCAATTCGAGCGTTTCCCGTTCTCGCGGGATTTCCTGGGAAGAACACCGAAGAAAACGGCATGATTCGCATTTTTGCATTTCTCGATCAAATTGGGAAGATGAGAAATGAGATCCGCCGCCCCATCAAAAAAGCCGCCTAGATTGTATTTTCGCCGGGCCTTTGCTCGGTCGGGAATCGGCCGTATCTCGATCAGCGATTCCGCCGGGAACATAAATTCGAGGAACTCACGGAGGAGCCTGTTTTGCTCCTGCCCATCAACCGAGTTAAGTTTTCTATACATTGGTCTTTGTCCTTTGTTTGAATGTTGGGGATAGGCGGGCATGCCTATCCCCTTTCTCTATTCTGATAGCTCGAATTTGACGGTATTCGCGATTTCTCCGCGTACCTGATCGATAGGGCAACCCCTAAGCAAAGCAAGCACGGCCGCGATTCTGCGAAGACTGCGCATTGATGGGAATGCGCGACGGGTTAGCCACTTGTGAAGAGAATGACGGCTAATCATGAATAATTCCGCCGCCTTTCCCCTGGATAGCTCATTTTTCAGTAATTGACTATCAAGCCATTGATCGAATTTCATAGCCGATCCCCTAATATCGTAATTGTGTATTCCAGTAGTTTTCGCCGCCGTTCCTCTATCCGGCCCCGTCGGTCGGCTAGCATATCGCGCCGCAATTCTTGATTCAAGCTATCAATCTCATCAAGATAATGCCTCGATTTTCTTACCCAGTCCTGGGTTTTTGGAGCTGCTGGGATATGCTCCCATTTGCTCATTCTCTTTTGAAGATGCTCGGCATCGATCAAAGGAAGAGGGCTATCATTTACGCGGATCCATCCATATCGGGGATGTAGCATTTCCACCCGCCATAGATCTTCTTTTCTCGCTAGTCGTATCATTCTCGTTTCCATTTTTTACACCTCGCCACCACAAAACAGATATAATGTTGTAGTTGGTATTTTGTCAACTTTTAGTTTACAGGAAGGAAAAATGAAACAAATAACGCACGCGATCCACGCGGTAATGGTCGACTCCCAGCACATCCCGAAATCGGGATTTAACCGACATATGAAATATAAGTTTTCAACGGTCGAAGATGTCATAGCCGGCACGAAAGAAGCCCGATCAAAGCACGGGATAGCCATTATTCCAGATCATCAGGAAATCCTAAATCGCGATGCATTCGGGAAACAATACCTGATTGATATCCGGGCGCACTACATTGTCCGGCACACCGTGTCTGGCGAGGAATTCAAGTTTTCGATCCTTTCATCCGGTATCGACAGCCAAGACAAGGCATTTCCCAAAGCGCTCACAATGGCTTTAAAATACGCGTATATTCAGCTTTTTTCCCTTCCACGGGGCGATGATCCCGATAAATTCTATGAGGAGGAAAAGAAGAAGTCCGTACCCAACGCACGAAAAAACAAGCGCTTTATCGAATTCTGCAAATCCTACGGAGGAATTGAAACCGTGCGGAATTGGATGATGGATAACAACTATCCCGATGTGGATACCCTCCCAGCTCATCGGCTTATCGGGATGATTGAAGCTGTTGAAAAAGGGGCGATCATGATAGATATCCCGGCGAATAGATGAAAGAGACCTGCGACAAATGCGGGGGCCGGATTCGTTGGATTGAATGCGACGGAAAAAGGATCCCGCTTGACGTATACACGATAGAGGAAAGATTCGTTCAGCTAAAGGGAACTTGGGGCCGAGGAATTGCGGGGGTCTCGCATTTCAGGACTTGCCAGGGAAAGAAGCGATTCCGAATTGGAAATTAGGCAAAAAAAAACCCCCGTGGGGGCTAATGTTTAATTACTTTTTCGTTGCTTTAAATCTTTGCTTTGTTCTTTTTACTAATTGATCAATCTCATTATCTAAAATTTGATGCATAATTATCTTGTTTTCATTTTTTACAGCTTTAGCAAAATTTAAACCTGTTTGATCTCCTTTTTCGGCGCGGGCTATTAAACTGTCAATGATTAATTCTATTTGCTTTTGTGGTGTCCAATTCATTTTGTTTTCCTGGTTTGAATGTATATACTATTAACCTCCTCCCGGATGATGTCAATACATTTATTTAATTATCTTCATTCAGGCAAAAAAAAAGCCCCCGTGGGGGCTGGCGATTAGGCTTTTATCATCGCTTGTTTTTGCCTTTTTCTGGTTGTAATATCGAGTTTAATATTGTTACTCAGTTTTGTGAGTAAGAAGATAAGATCGTTTAATTCAAACTTGTAAACATAGTTTATAATCAAGTCATCATTTTGATTAATGTAGTGTGAGTATCCGGCCTTTTTTACTGCTTTTTTGATTTCGTTTAAAGTCATTTTTGTTTTCCCTTGTTTGAATGTATATACTATTAACCTCCTCCCGGATGATGTCAATACATTTATCCAATTATCTTCATTTTAACAAAATAGGGTATAGCGTCGCCCCGCATTTTTCACATGTTGGATCTTCAATATCTTTACTTAAATCAATATATAAATTGCAATTCATGCATACATGAATGTTTTCAGACATTTTAATTCCAGCGCAAATTATACAAATATTTCAGCGTCGCCATGATTACGGGGAAAACATGCACGTCTACGGCGAAATCAAAGGATAGCACACCTTTCTCTATCGTTATTTTTGCGACGGGCTGACCAAGCGATACGACCAGAAAAGCCCGGTGGTGATAAAGCTGGGTTGAATATTCCTTCATTTTGTCGAAATGACCGCGGATTCTGCTCAGCAAATCCGGGGAATCCATATCTAGGGTGATCCCGTGGTTAATGATTCCCTTGATAATCGTTAATTCGTTGTCCATCGCGCCGCTAAAACCTCCGTAATGCTGATTTTCGCTTCAATTTTTTCCTCTATCCCAGCGAACCAGGCCTCGGCCGTGATCGAATAAACTAGATTGTCGTTTTTTATAATCCCGGCCGCTTGAAGCGCATCTAGCACGCTCTTGATCTGATTATCAATATCCTCTCTACTCCTGCATTTCGGTAGCCGATGATCTTTTGTAGTCTTTCGGATCTTTGATTTCGGCTTTGTGCAAAGGAATAGGATTTCGACCTGTAGGGCATTATCTAGGGGTTTTTTCCCCTGCCATTGGTGCCTAAGGATGAATTCCGCCATATGCTGAAATTTCTTGTATTTCGGAGGGTAGTATGCTCGTTTGTTGGATATCCTGGGGCGCGGATGGCTTGGAATATCGCCGGGAATTGTGATCGCCGGATGCATCAAAATATCTTTGGATTTACTCACCGCTTGCCTTTAATCTGTTTACGTCGCTCTCGATCAGATCAATCCTTCCAACCAAAGCCCGGAAATCTAGCGCCAAAGTCGTAATTTTTTCCGTCATCGCCTGCACTTTCGCAGTCATCGCCTGAACTACTTCGATGTGTTTTATCGTGGTAGCGTCGCGCGATGTTTCTATTTTTAGGATGACTTCGTCATATCGAATCCTTAAAGCATCCTCTCTTTTCTGGCTTTTATCCTCAAGGGTGCTGATCTGCTCCATCCATTTATTTGTGAGATCATCTAGTCTTTTTTGCTGCCCTTTACTTTGCCAAATTAGATAACCGGCGAATGCGACTAATGGGGGCGCATTGAAAAGCATATCGGTTAAAGCGGTTGTTGTTTGCGGGTCCATTTCATATCCTCCGGTCGAATAATTCGACACAATTCCTAAAGATATCTTTATCATTTTTTGAAGCGATATGGCAAAATCTCCACAAGGCCTGTTTGTTCAACATATTTCCTATTTTCTCGCAATCCGTTTGCGACGTTTTCGCATCCAAGCCCCTTTGCTGCATCCTGCAAAACAGCTCGCGGCACAACAAAGAACCATCGGGATGTTTCTCTATAAATTCGGCCGTGCAAACAGGCTTGACTAGATCCAAATCGGTTAATTGCTGCTGCAGTTTTACCTGTTCAAGCGCCGTACTCGGGCCTTGGTTCGCCTTTTTTTTGCTAATTGCAAGCATGATCCCGGCGCCGCCGCCGCCGCCCGCAATTAGTCCGATGATGAGAGCCGCCCACATCATTCTATTTACTGCCGATGAAATCGTTAATTCCGTTCGCAATTGCTTCTCCTATCGCCCTCATACCTTTGATCGAAAATAGAGGCTTGTGTGCTCGTGAATCGATGAATGCCGGCTCTGCACATATCCCGATGGCCCTAACTCCCTTTATGGTATTAAAAGCGTTTCTAGTCCAGTTTTCCGGGGTCGCCGATATGCTTTTCACCTTGTTTTGGAGCTCCGGACATGCAATCCTTAGCCGCTCGTTTATCGCATCGGCTAATTCCTTGCCTCTGGTGCTCCGGAAATCGTAAAACATGGACCCGTATCCGATCCCCGATCCAACTCCCGCATTCAGATGCGCCGCTATGTATATCCCCAATTCACCTTCTTTCTGATAGTGATTCGCGCGCCGATGCCTTTCGAAATAGGCGCCGTCTGAAATAGGAATTACATCATGGCCCAATTCCCTCAGCCTGATCTCGCAAGCCAGCAAATATCGACTGGTCCAAATTGCCTCAGAATCGTGTACGTCCTTGTCCCCATCGTTGTCCAGATCCGCCGCCGCGCCCAAGGCCGAGCGCCGGTTGTTCTTCCCTGAATGCTGACGGTCCAAAAATATGACAGTCATTTAATTTCTCCTATTAATTGATACGTTATTCTCCAGTTCCACCGTAAAAATCCATGATCCATTTTTCCAGCTCTTTTCGATGATCTGAAGCTTGAAATTCTCCATGAAATATCCGGCGCTGGTGACGGATAGAATATCGCCCAATTGCAACCATCCGTAAAGCGGATCAGCCTGAATTTCCATAGTCATTTTTGGAAGTGCGCGCCGCCTAATAATGTATTGCGCCGCCCTCATCGCCGTCTTGAAATCCGAGATATAGCCCGCTTCAATTTCCCGGTATCGATCGCCGTATTTGGTTCGGGAAACAATGGATAGATCGCTGCTCGTAATCATCCCGTGGTTGTTGGGGGGCTCAGGATCGATCTTGACGAATGTTGCAAGCCCATCTAGAAAGACGTCAAAGGCATATCGGAGCATCAAACGATTTACAACGTCCTCCGGCTCGCTCGCCCATTCAACGGGGGAAACGAAATAAAAACCGGCGCCTAATGTCACGTCATAAATCGGACGGGGAATTTTAGAGAGATAGATAAGGGGAATTACCGGCCTCAAGCCATCCGCGCCGTTAACCGAATGCACGGGGACAAATGGAAAAACGTTATCCTGAAGAAATTGATACGGCGCTAATTCGGGATCGTCTATGTAGCCCCCTATTTTCCAATTATTGAGAAATGTCGCGACGTTCTGCCATGCATTTTGATCGATATCCGCGCCGCACATGTCGAAGAAATAGAGAATCACGTCGCCGGCGCCTTCGAGCGCTCCCGGGCCGTATGTATTGAGTGTTCCTCCTCCTCCACTCCAGGACACATAATAGCGAGGTTCGTCGGTCTCACAATTTCCATGCTCCAAGCCCGCATGTCCTCCCGAAATCATCCAAGGATTCACTATCCCGTCAACCAGCGCCGCCGATCCGGTCCATTCCGCAAATTGCATTTCCACGTAGCTGATTATGATCCCCTCCGATGTGAGGAATTTCAGTACGGGAACTCCGGTTTTTATATTGTTCTGATAATCTCTAATCGTGACCGTTGCAGCTGCAACTTCTCCAAGGGCGATACAAAGCCAGAATTTATCAAAATCCTGATAGTATCCCGGCGCAATAGTCGTGATTATCCTATGGATGATAAAGGCCGGCGAGCCGTGTAGAGTATCATTTTTCAACGCTCCTAGATGTCCAGTATAAAAATATTGATACGGGCGCCCAATTATCAAAGGATAAACTGATCCGTCGCTAAATTCGATCGGTACATTTACGGCCGGCGCTGGTGGTGCTGGTGGTGCTACGGAGGAATTTGCATTGAAAAAACCGGTTGCTTTAATAATTGGTTCGGGTTTGTTGGCGGGATTCCTCTCGATTGAAAAAGCCGCGTAACCCTCCGGGCGCTCTGGATTTCCAATTATGGGCTGGACGATATCGCCGGAAAACAAGCGGGTCCTTTTTTCGTGAGTTTGCTGCACGACTGCGGCGCGCTCGGTTACCATCGAGAGCTCGGCCGTTGCATTGTCCAACAGGCGCCCGAATTGGAAGAATTCGCGTAAAAGATTGACGGGAAAAACCAGCTCAATAGGAATGCTATTTTTTTCCGGGCCTTTCATTTCCTCCATTGATTCCGACCAATCGGGATCTGATAGCCCGCCGCCGTAGTGGATGCTTTTTCCTCCGTCGGTCTGGATATCGAGAGGATAGGAGGAAAAGCGGAAAATCCGCCCGCCCCAAGTAATCTCCAAAAGGAAAATTGGAAGCGCTCCGAGTAGATCGCCGCGGCTAATCCGCATCAGATCACCTCCACCATGTTAATCGATCCGATTCTAAAGATTTCACCACGCACAGAAACAAGCTCTTCGCCTATCGCGTTATCGATGCTCGCGGAATCATCGAGCATAACGAGAGCATGTTGTAATTCCCGATTGTACACGCGCACTTCCTCCCCTGAATTATCTGCGAATTTGACCGATGGAAGATAAACTACGGGGCGATCCGGTCCTCTCATATGCCGGATGTAGCCGAGAATGTCAAAGGCGATTCCGCCGAAACTTGCGACAGCTTGCGCCGCTCCATTGTATGAGCCCTTAAACCAGTCCGGCGACGGGCTGCCCCCCATCGGCATCAAAGGCGACGTATCCACGGGATCAGACCAATTGATCGAGAAATTCCGCCTTCCCTTCCCAAGATTCCTAGTGCGGATTATTCCATCCGGCTGATCGAATGTTTCGGTATTTGCGGAAAAAGTGATTTCCCGGCCGTGAGAATACTGGGGGGCGATGGCATGAAATGGGCCAATCGATAGATGCCCGATCCGAAAATCTCCCGTTCTCGTGTTTTGCGAGGAAATACGAATTCCGAGCGCCGAATATTTCGCCCCGTTCAGATTAATTATCACCGTTACATTTTTGGGGAAAATCGCAACGTCTAGCGACGCAGTTGGATCGCTCGCCTGGGTATCATTTAAAACAATTGTAGCCGGTCGCGGGGTTGTCGTACCATTCCAGGATCCTTCTGAATTGGTCCGGATTTCCCGATAGACAGGCGGGGCGCCGGGGATTTGCGCCGTTGCACCCGTCAATTCATCGTGGAAAAAATAGGGATGTGGCGCCGCTCCCGTGGGATCTGCTACCAACCTGGATCCGTGTCGAGTCGATTTTATTAAAATCCCGGGATTGATCAATTTGATAACTTGCCAAGATGCAGATCCCGCGTCGTATCCTTCGAGCTGAAAATCCTTGAAATTGATATTTCCTAGATGAATCCCGATCATATCGCTCTGAAATGCGATGTTTTCGCCGTTCGCATCTAGCCGGATGGGTATGAACTCCGCCGGCACAGCACCGGCGCCGCTTCGCTCTTTACCTCTCCATCCGTTCTGCGGTGATGGTGATTGCGCATGAAAAAGGTTTTCAATACCATAGCTAGAAGCGGGCGAAACGGAATAGACATCGCTTAATTGGGCGGGTCCGTCCTGGGTGGAAATAAACATTCCCTCGGCCACCTGAAGCGCATTTCCTTCCGACGGATACAGCTTCGCCGATAGATCGGACGGGGTTGAAAATCCATTGAAAAGATCCGGGAAGAACTGGCCCCCGTTTCCGTTCTTGTATGCGATGCAGACTTCCCCCCAATAGCTAATAGCCGATCCTGAAGCGGTCGCCGCCTGGTTCCCGATCGATAGATAGTTATTTGCGCCGGCCCCGCCATCGGCAACCGCCGCATTACTTGCCAGCAAATTCCAGCCTTTGGCATCTATATGATCATTTCCCCTCCACCATGCCGAAACCCTCCCATTTCCAAGCGCAACCAGGATTTCAACTCCCGTATCCGTCAGAATGCTGGCGGGATTCGGTGTAACCGTTGCAAGATTCGCCGCTCCCAGCTCATCGCGTAATTGGATCTGTGTAGGCGAGAATCGGAAAATTACCCTGTAGCTGTGCGCCCCATCGCTAATATAGAGATCCGCGGCTATCTCGTTCCCGGATACCGTTCCACCTGTCGCCGGCCGCGCGACGAATCGGGCGATCGTTCCCGTGGTGGTGTGCGCCGCTATCGGTGATAGCATCGAATACGTATATTTGATGCTACTAGTGGTACTGGTGGTAATCTTCAGTCCTCCGGTTGTCAATTCCACGACCGGCACGCCTGATATCGTATCAGTCCAATCGGGGAGAATATCCGGCACGACAAACGGAATATAGGTATGGTTATACCCAAATTGCTGATAAATATCAGCATCCTGGAATCGATCGGGTAATGTTATTGAGCTGTAGCCGCGCAATCCAAAAAGAAGAAGACTATTATCAATCGTTCCAGCCGTTGTTTCTGGCTGGCAAAATACCCATGTACGCCCCTTTGCCGAGCAAGCTGAGAAATTACGAAGATATTCCGTATCATCGTTCATTGCTTGCACAAATGGGGGGATCCATCCGGGATCTAATAGGCCGGCATATTGCCAGGTTTCTCCCTGGTCGGTGCTGATTTTCATCCAAAGCCCGCCGTTTCCGCCGTAGGATTGTGCCTTAGTTGGGATATTTCGAAACAAAACAAAAATATTGTTTTCCTCATCGATCCACGTTGTAAGAGCTCCGGTCTCGAATGTTTTGCTGGTGGTGTTAATATATCCTACATCCCATCCGCTAGAAATGTCCAATTCCAAGGCTCCCCGGCTCGCAAAGGGAAAGAATGCATTGGGGAAAAGAAAGCTTTTACCGTGTCCGTCTGTGCTCGCCGCATCATTGATACTCGTTATGTAGCTCAAAATAAAACCATCGTCGCAAACCACCATAGACGGAGAATAGCAATAGATATTATCCGCCGTGGTGCCGATCGTCGTAAACGTCATCCCTTCGTTAACGCTCGCCGCCTGAATGATAATATTGTTTTTTAGCCCTGCCAGTTTCGTGAGTGATCCGATTAAAAGAATCTGCCCGTTGTGGTGACCAATCGAAATCCGGCCGAGCGAATATACCGATCTATCAAGGGATTGATCAAGCGCACCCGTTGAAACGAGATCCCAATTTACCCCGTTATCATTCGATCGATAGACGTACAAATTTGATAGATTTGTACTGATTACGTAATTAGCCCAAAATACCAAAATAACAGATCCATCTGAGAGCTGACACATAGCCGGATTACTTGCTGTGACCGTTGACAAATGCGTCGTGGCATTGAATGCTACGGACCCCGATGAAAAAACAGACCCGTCCGCCGCCATTCTTTTAACTACAATTCCATTGCTGCCCACCGCTTCGGTGCTTGAATAGGCTAGCAGGAGATCCCCATTCAGCAGCGCAAGACATGACGGATCAGAATACGTATTGAGAGGAACCGAGCTCTTCATTTTAAGGAACTGGAAATCGGTGATAGCATTAAAGGAATTATCGCCGTAATAATCCGTTTCCGTCGCCCTCTTGAAAATGAATCCCGCCTTGCTTCTTCCTGGAGTTCCGGCTTTGTGCGTCTTGATATCGATAGCGCTTGTTTGCTCGCCGATAGTGTTCAATACAAGCTTTTCTCCTCCCGATGGAATCGCCGCGCCCGCTTTTAATTCCGCCGTCGTATAACTGGCTTCTGCTGTCCAAATATCCGCATCAGTTAATTCAAGCGGAAGAATAAACCCTCTTAAATATGCCGGTGATCGATCTATACCCATTATCTTTTCCTCCCGGAACTAGCCGGCACGAGATTTCTGATCCGGGTATTCTCCCGCATGCTCGCGGCTAGAAATCGGTCAAAGTGCTTAAACGAATTCACCACGACAACCTGAGGTTTCTGCCCTATTTGCTGCACACCACGGGCGCCGCCTATCTCGCGCACCGTCTGGCGATCAAGAACCGCCTCGCCTTTTAGCAGCTGCGCATTGACCACATCGGCGCCGTCAACAAATCCCCCCGTATGGAATTTAGGCGGGGGCTGGCTCATTATCGCCGCCGTCTGGACCGTGGCTAGCCCCGCCATTGCTATCCCGGCCGGGATCCCAGCAATCGGTCCAAACAAAGCGTAAGCTTTCATCGTCGCGACAGCCGCATTAATCCAAACTTCCGCAACCCCCGCTGTTTGCTGCAATTTATGAAGGGATCTCGCCCGTTCCTCTGTTAATTTCCCGCCGTTCTCCATTGTCGTCTGTACTGCAGTTGCAAAGCTCGACATGTAGCCGGTAAAGGCCTTTCCGTAGCTGTTTATGTTGTTGATTCTTCTCTGTAGCGCTTCCTGTTCTCGTTTCTTTTGCTTTTCATCGTTTTCTTTTCGAACTTTTTCTAATTGATCTTCCATATCAATCATTAGCTGGTTCGATTCCTGAATTGTATTGATCTTTTCTTTGCTGATTTCCTGTATTTCTCGTAGGCGCTTTATTTGTCCTGCATATTCTTTTTTGATGCGCTGCTCCTTATCGAGCGTCTGATCCTCACTTTTTGATTTAATGGCAAGAACTTCATTACGCAGTTTAATCAGATCAATCAGATCTTTTTTTTGCTTGCTCGCGGATTTTGATCTTTCAATGTCTCTTTCTTTCTCTTTATCCGTTTCCGTTTTCGTTGATTTTTGTGAGCTCGTTAATTTTGTCAAACTCATCATTTTTTCATATTGGCCTGTAGCTCTTGAAAGAATGTTACCCATATTCAAAGTGGATTCATTCAAAGCCTTATCTAGGGGTTCCATCATTGTTTTCATTTTAGAATGGCCCTGCTTTCTGATTTCAGTATCGAAAGCCGCCCATGCCGCCGGTATATCCTTTAAGCTACGAACCATTAAAACGTCGTTTAATTTTTTTCCTAAACCTGAAAAATCAATAGATAACATTGTGCTAATTGCTGCTTGCACTGATCCAAAGGCTGATCTTATGAAATCAGCTATGAAAGACAGAACATCCGTAGCAATTGATTTAACAAAGACAAGCGCCCCTACTAATTTTTCCAAAGCCGCCGCCGGGGAATTGCGGCCGGTCAAAGCGCGGGCCATATCCTGCGCCGCCCGTTCCGTAACCATGCCTAAATCAGCCATTGCGCGCTGCCATCGGGCGGCTTCCTCCCGGGCTTTCGGCCCCACGTCAACCCCGAATTCTCTTATTTTTTCATTGAACAATTCCATGTTATCAATTGCGCCTGATTGCGTTAAAGCAGCTCCGGCACCTCTACCGAACATTTCCATTACAATTATATTTCTTTCCGTGCCTTCGCCCATGTTTTTAAGCGCTTCGATTGTTTCGTTAAAAACATCGTTCGAATCCCTCATTGATCCGTCTGTTGTTTTTTTAACTTTGATCCCTAGATCCTCGAATGCTTCGGCCTGCCGGCCCGTTCCTTCGTAGGCCATCGCCATACTTTGCTGAAATCTGATCAGCCCTCCCTCAATGGAATTCAGCGATTTTCCTGAGCCGATCGCGGCTAGCTTCAGAGCCTGCAATGTTTCGACGGCTATTCCTGTTTTTGTTGACGCGTCAACAAGCTCATTGACCATATCCGCTATTGATTGATTCAATTTGGCGATTCCCAAAGCCATCGCCGAGACCGCCGCGCCCGCGACAGCTACCCCCTTCGCGAATTTCGCAAATCCAGATTTAGAATCGGATAGGGCTTTGTTCAGCTTGTCCGCATTCCCCTTGATCATGATCATTACTGTACGATTTACATCTGCCATAATTAATTCCTCCTCAGTTTACCCATGATCTGATCGGCTAGCCTTTTAGCGATTCGATCGGATGCTTTTACGGAGGGCTCATATAGCAGTTCTTCGGCTATCCTTTTCCCTCGGGCTACGTTCGTACGAGAATCGGCGCCGGCCCTTATTTTCCATGCATATTCAGCGCTATTCGAGATTGATCCCTCTACCGTCATCCCCTGCCGTTTTAAATCGGTCTGTATTTTTCCTTTGCTGCCCTGGGAGGGGCCATATTTCTCTTGACGAACCGGCCAATTTGCCACGGCCGCGCGCTTTGTCGCCGCCAATTCTTTCTTTAATTCCTTTTCAGTTATTGGAGCAGCGCGATCGAATGCACGGGCTAAAGCCGTTTCCATTTTTTCCATATCGCTAGTGATTTTCATATTTCGCTCCTTGAGACCTGATTTCCTCCCGTCGTTCCCTTATTCTATCGATCATCCTATTTCTTTTGTTTTTCTTTTCCGTTTTCGGATCCCTGTTTGCTAATTTGTAGTCTGCAATCAGAAGGATCTGCACATCGCGGGGCTGGGTATTAAACCAGCCGGGATCCCTATACCAATGCCGGGAAATGATCAACCCCATCCGGGCGAGCTGACCCCCCGGCGAATCCCTAAAATAGGCTATTTTTTTTGGATTTCCTCCTCTCCCAGCAATTGAGGCGCTAGAATCGTTAAAATCTGGATCCCCGTTTCGACGATATCGGCCGGCGATACCTTCCGGCCGAGCAATTCATCCATAACAAGACCGCCGAATGCGACCGGGCGGGCCTGATCCGTATCATATGCTGGTAGCGATACGGCGGGATCTGCACACACACCGATAGCAGCCGCCGCTAGGCGCCCAATATGCGCCTGTGACGGGCTAGCCGTCCAAGTTGATATGATGTCATATACGATCGACATTTTGGGCCTGATCAGCTTAATTTCCCCGATCGGGGATAGTGTAATTGTTTCCATTTTTCCTTCCTTGAAAATCAAATTCTATGTGTACGCGACGCCGCCCAAACAGACGCCAGAAATAGCGATGGAATCGGGCTCGCCTTCCGTTACCGTTCCCGTGAGCTGGCATTTGCTGAACGTGGCGAGGTAGTCCACCGAGTCCCCGATTGATTTGGCATCAATTAAAAACTTGACCGTGCACAAAAACGGCTCGTATCCATTTCCGCCGGTGCTGGTAAGAGCTGATCCCGACATGTTTCCGCCGATGAAATCCAGCAATGCGTCGGCCGTTGCCGAGGTCAGAGCTCTGAGATGGCAGGTAAACGAAAAACTGATTTCTGGATCGTCTCCATCGCGAGCCCCTACAATTGAATTTCGATCACGAATTACCACAAGCGCCGGATTCGATGATTCCCATGTAAAATCGCCGACATTGAAATCCGCGATGTATGTCGCCGCAACCCCATCCACGAGCGTAACTTTTCCGTCTCGTTTGGTCTTTGCTATGTTGCTAGAATAGGCCATGATAATATCTCCTTTTAGATGATAGAAATTTGATGTAGCACGCTAAATTCTAGCGTAGAAAGAATGTATTCACCCGAATCCGTAACCTCATGATCAAAGCCGCGGAAAAATATCTGTAAACCGGTATGTAAAGGGGCCGCCCTGGTGGTGCATTTTGCAATTACCGACTGCACGGAATCCATGGATAGCCCATAGTCAAGAACTTGATCTTTTGGACGTAGCCGATAGGGGAATTTAACGAGAATACGGGTATCGCAAAGAATGCCCACGCTTGCGTTCTCCCGCTGCTCTTCGAGTGCTTCAACCCTGCCGATCCCGACGGAAAAACGCTTTTGTGCTACCGCATTGGGATTTCTGTTGAAATCATCGAATGGGTTGCGGGATTCGGTGAATCCGCTCAAAGTCGCAATAGCCGTAGCAAAACGCGTACGTATAGCAGAGCAATCAACAAAGGCCATTTTACCAATTTCTCCCCCGGCGCCGTGATCCGGCCCCCGGAACCATCGCCGTGTAGATGACAGCCTTTGCGGGTCGCCGATCATCGTTACCCGAAATCCCCGCTTGTGAATCGTCGTATTTGAAATTCAGCCTTTGAAATCCCGCCTCGAATGATCGCCGGTGCTCTATCATCAGCTCGTTGTATCTTCCATCACCGAGACCGCTAGATATCATGTCCCGCCATATCAGCATGAACGAAGCATCTAGATGCACCTGTCGAAGGCTTTGATTCGAGATGATGAGGTAGGGAAAATTACCCTGCGCTTTCAACCTCTCAATTATCAAAATCCATGCTTCATCGATGTATTGTTGATAGCTTGTCATTGAGCTGGGCCGGATGCTTTCGAGATCGCTATAGAACTGTACGAGATCAATATCCGAAATTACCCCGTAGAGCTTTGTGCGACAAATCGCGCACGTCCGCCGATAGGTGTAGACCGTTCCCGAAATCGTCGCCGCCCATTCGATCAGCCAATTATCCGAAAATGGCACCGTCGCCGGGATATCCCCCGCCCCAATTACATAGCTTAATTCTCCACCGCCCGAAATCGTCGCAGCCGCCCCATCAATCACTTTTTCATTGCTATCATTGATCAAGCTGAACGTCGCGCCGGTTGGTATCACCACAGCGCCGTCCTCATAGATCAAAAGCGTGGAAGTCGCGGATCTCGCCCGTTCCAATACTTCCTGTAGTCGTATTCTTGGTGATGGATAAAGAGCCATTTTCTAACCTGTTATGAGATCGTACCATGCTGTCGCGTCGCAAGCCATAAACACAGCATTCCCGGCGCCCAATGTCGCATATGTATTTCCATCGGCATCTTTAACGACCAAATTCGAACTAGAACTAGCCCTATTTTTAATCCAGAAAGAACAGCCCGATTTCGTAGCAGGTAAAACAACGTCAATCGTTCCTGTCACGTTTTTAAGCGCCTGATAGGTACTGTCTTTATACGTCAAAGTCTTTGTAGTCGTGATCGTTTCGGCATTCAAGCCATTTGTGAGCTGTAAAGCCGTGTCAATGCTGAAAAGTACGTCGCTCGCATATGTCGCCATGTCTATTCTCCGTTGTTAATTCGATGTCTGTTTTGCGCCTTTATCGCCGTTTTGCGCGCATTTTCTTCTGATACTGGTTTTCTGTTTTTGTTTCCGTGTCGAACAATCCGCCGCGTAAGCCTTTCAATTGCTGCTTTTCTATCCTGGTCGGTTTTCATGCCGAAACCCCTTTGATAATCGCCGCTTTCTTCATTTTTTCAATCGTCGCATATATGTTATCAATCTGCTCTTTTATCTCTGGGATATGCTGCTGTCTGTATAGATTATCAAGAGCTCTAGTCTGCTCCTGAACGAAAATAGGAATTAGGTCCTCATCCATTGGTTCAATGTAGCCCTTTGAAATCAGCTCGCGCCGGAATGCATTGAAGGCTTTATGATCCAACTTTGTTAGCACGTTGCGCCCCAACTTTTTGGGAACCACGTAGCGAATACAATAGTAATAGCCCCCCCTGGCCGGATATCTCGTGAGATAGCCGAGAGACCAAGGAAGAATTGTTTTCCCCTGCTTCATTGCCCGGGCTTGCGCATGCGTCGAATCGGCGCCGCCGCCGCGTACTGACTGCACGCCCTGAACTCCTGGGATCTCGTGCAATTTGGAAAGCACGGGTAGCCAGTTAAGCTTTTTGCCCTCTTCAACCAATTCCCAGCAAATGGGATGATGAACGAGATAAAAAGGAGCGGTCGCCGCGATGGGTAGCCGGTCAGAATGCTGCTGCGATTCGTGACCGATGAATGGCTGGGGATTAAAATTCATAAAAAGTTTCCTTCCTTTTTTTGGGAAGACGCGCCCGATCGAATGAACGGACGCGCCAAAGATGAGAATGATGAGGAAGGAAATTTACACCACCCTCACCCTATTCGTTTATTTCACAGAAATCAGCTTGACGATTCGATCAGTTTCGAGAACAGATGCGCCCACATAAAGATTAGCTATGATGGATGTAATGCCCTTCTTCGATTCACGATTAAATTCCACGACCAAAGGAGATCCGCCGGGCCGGAATTCCGCGGATGCACCCACCAATTCAGGGGATCCGGTAGCATATCCGATCGCATTCTGCGAAAACATAGCTGATACCCAATCAGTATTGCCTACGTTATCTTGAACGTAATCAGATCGGAAGATCGACACGCCGAGCAAATCGCCGCAATAGCCCTGTGGTTTTGCGCTACTCATTGCTTCTGTAGCTGGCGAAAAGGCTAAAAAGTTATTATTTTCTGTTCTCAAAGCCGCCTGGAGCTGAGTAAATGCTTTATTTTTAAGCACGCACGAAAGAGGAGAACCGTTATTCGCTTCTTCCAATGCATACAGAGCTTCAAGCCAGCTAGCAACGGAAAGAGCTGATAAAGAAGTACCTTTTGATGTGGTGGCACTGTCGAAGGTGGCACAAATGATCTGATTGATCCGGGCTTCGGCACTTTTAGCCATCGCAGAAGCGACGAAAAAAGGATCGATATCTCGGCCTAGCCCGCTCATAGAGAATAGGTCAGTTAAATCAAAAGCCTGCCCCTGTCTGGCGACGACGACATCCGCATAGCTCGCATCAATTGCGCCGGCTGTTATTGCTAATGAATCACCGATAGCAGCAAGTGGGGTTTTAGCCCCCAAATCGGTCGTGCGATATCGGATTGTGTCCGATCCCGTACCGTTTACGGATCCGACAAATGTTACGAACTGGCGCAATGAAGCCATATCGGCCAATTGAAGCGCAATTTCCGCGTTGATCATTGCTTCCATGCGGATTTTTGCTGTTAAACCATGCGCGTATGTTTGGGGTGATGCCATCGAAGTCATAATAATATTCCTGTTGAATTTCGGGTGAATTTTTCGTTTACAGGATTATCGCTTTTCCGGGTGCTACCCTATCCATTGTAAAAATTATGATATATGATATGATGGAAAAAGTCAAACCGGAGGAATAAAAATGGCCCTTGATCTAACCCTGGCATTCCAGGATAAAAAACCGATACAGACGATAGCGAGCCTGTCGCATACTCATTTTCTTCTCGTCAATATTCCATCGGCAACCCGAAGGATTACAGTTGGATGTGAAGCGAAAAAGATTTTCCTCTCGTTCTCGCATGCAGACGGCGCCGCAAAATCCGTAACCGATTGTGTTTGGATTCCGAGCAATACGGTTTTTTCAATGGCAATTGGCAACAATATCGATTCCTTTGCCGTGGTCGCCGATTCGGCCGCTTCAGATGTCGCAATCATTCTAGAGGAGGTTTAAAATGGCGGGTTTTTCTGGTGGTGGTGGTGGTGGTGGTGCTGTTTCGTCCGTGACGAATGGCGCGGATAATCGAATAGCATTGTTTGGATCCGCTGATGCTTTGAAAGCGGATACCGGGCTAACATATTCAGGGTCTGAATTTGCTGTAACAGGTGATATAAGCTCAACTGGTAACTTTTACGGGAGCCAGTTTTTTTATCATTCAGGTGATACCGACACGAGTATCAAATTCATGGTGGATCAAATTAATTTGACCGCTGGAAATATCAACATGCTGAAAATCAAAGAAGCAGCTCAGAACGAGGTTGTGTTTTTTGAGGATGGTAACGAAGTCGATTTTCGTATCGAGGTTCCCGGGCAAGCCTATTTCTTCTTTATTGATTCCGGAAATGATAAATTATACATCGGCGGAAACACTGCCAACAAAATGACCGATCAAATGATGAATCTTCAGGATGGTAATTTCGGGATAGGTCGAAACAGCGCGGACAATATCGGATCAGAAGTAATTTATGCAAAGAGCCGGCACGCTACGGATGGATCTCATACTGTTCTTCAGGCGGCTGATAACATCGGGGAAATTGTATTTAAGGGATCAGACGGTGATGAGCTGGTCAATGCGGCTAAAATTGTTGGCGGGATTGATTACGGTACTCCTGCAAATAATGATATGCCGGGAAAACTCACTTTTTATACAACTCCCGACGGAAGTGTTACACCGACGGAAGCGCTTAGAATAGGTCAAGGACAACACGCTGTTTTTCCAAATGGCTCATTATTGGTTCAAGGGTCTGCAAATGGAACGGAACTAGGAGGAGGCACAAATGCATGGGCTGGTTTTTGTCTCGATTTTTTTGCAACCGCCTACGATGGGAAAGATGGCGCTAGACTCATTATAAGAGGGGATTCAACAAATGCTGATCGTGGTACATTCATCATTCATCAAAACAAAAATGATAATTCCGCGGCTCTCGAAACTGTTCAAATCGATGAGGATGGAAATTTTAAAACTATTGGCGGGTCTGTTGGTTCAATTTCCGATTCGAGAGTAAAAGAAAATGTTTCTTCTTTGGGATCAGTAATCAGCAAAATAAAGCAATTAAATCCGGTTGAATTCGATTGGGCCGATCCCATAAAAAATAACAATCCTGCGAGAACTTCTAACCATGATTTTGGTTTTATCGCTCAAGAAGCTGAGATAATTTATCCCGATATGATCTATACTGGTGCTGTGACTAATGATGACATGCCAGACAACATCAAGACCATGACCTATGCTTCAATGATCCCGATTCTGACAAAAGCCATCCAGGAACAACAGCAACAGATCGAAGATCTGCTAGCGCGTATTGTAGCGCTCGAAAGTTAAACGAGCCCCTTTTTTCGCTGCGCGTACCATGTAGCTTTTATTTCTTCATGCTTTGCCCTGTACATTTCAGGATCACGAAGCGCATTCGTTATTAGATCCGCGGATGTGGTGCCGTTTGTTGGAACTACCGAATTATTGACGGGGGGCGCCGATGTCTGCACAATTTGAGGACTGGGAGTGGTGGATTGTGCTACTGGCGCTTCTGCTGGTGGACTGGTGGATCCTAGGTGGGGGCGGATGGTAAGGGGCGCCGATTCTGGATTTTCCCGGATCCCTCCTAGCCAGTCGTTTAATTTTTGCCTATCCTTTTTTGGTCTGCTATCCATTTCTCTTTTGTAGGTCCATTCCACCATGTCGCGCAAATTGGGATCCGTAAACCCGTGCGCCGATATTGTTGTATGAGATTGATATTGAGCTCTTGAATGATTGATATCTTTCTCCAATTGCTCTATCCGTTCTTTCTGCTCCTGGAATCGGCTGGCGCCGTCTTTGGATTCCTCTAGTTTCTTGCTCATATCCTCGATCCTGGATTCCGCCGTTCTCGCACGTTCTGACATCGGGGAAAGGCGCTTTCTCACCAGCTCGTCAACCTCGGTTTTTAGGATGTATTCTATCCCGTCGATTTTCTTTATCTCCATTTTTCCTTCCTTAGATTAGTGGACTTGTATTGAATTCTATATTTTGCAACTGCACGTCACGCAGGTATCTTATCGCCTCTTCTCTGGAAAGATCCGGGAAGAAGACCCGCAACGCGTCTACCCTGGTAAGATATCCGGCCTGTTGTTTTTCGATTGTATCCTTTCGGATGGCTTCTAATTCTTCCTTGCTTTGTGGAATAGTTTGATAGCTGATCGTGTATCCGGATTCAGGGAAATCGGTATTCAGAAAACGATTCGCCATTTTTGCGGAAATTTGAAGATTCGAAAGATCGGATTTCTCCATTGACGGCTTGAATTTCCGCTGGGCATCGCGCTGATCGGACCGAGACATAGAAATTGCATATCCGCTTCTTGGATCGCCGCTCATTTTTTGCACGGTCGATCCTCGAATCCCTCCGGCAACAGCTAGCTTTCTTTCAAATTTGATAATCGTCTCCATTAGGCGATCGGGGTCCGCCCCGTTAGCCCATTGACCGATAACGGGCTGACCTAGCCCTTGCATTTCCGAATCCGGGGATAGAACCAGAATAGAGGATGGATCGGAGGATATCGCCGTGCGCCTGGAATCGCCATCCGCGCCGTAAGATCCGCCGCCGTCAAGCCCGCAACCCATCACATAGCGCTGGGGAAATGCGCAATCCCGGATTGTATGAACAAGATATGTGTGAAGAGCCGCGCTAGTCAAAGATCCTACAGCAATTTCCGCATTGGTGAAAGCATCGAATAGTCGATCCCCGATGAGCTGGGCATGATAGCACACGTAGGGAATAAACGGAGCTCCGAACTTATCCCGGTATGGATAGTTATCGCCGCTTAATTGCGTACCGAGAAATTCCACGGTGCGGTCCTCATTCATGCACCCGTCTTTTCCAACTTCCATAATTCGATAGCTTGGATTTAAGGGATCACGAAGATCAAAAACGTCATAGGTCCAGATCTGCCCGTGCTCCGATTTCCTAAGCTTCAATTCCGCGATCATCACGGGATTCATCGGATCATTGGGATGGGATTCCGCATAGACCATATCGGGAGTTACGGGAATATAGACTAGGCCATCGCCGTGTACGTCGACACGCACGAACATTTCCCGTAATGCGATGGTTAAAAGCATTACCCGTTGCATGATGGGCCATAGCCCCCCGCGCGATACGAGACCGTTTTTTGCAAGCAATCCCTCGGCCTGATTCGCGGAAGTCTCGATAACTCCCACGGCCGGCGCTTCGGTGTAAAGCGCATTCAAAGCAGAACAGACCCCCTTAAAAATGTTGCTTGACATGTCATCGACTAGCATAGTCCTTCGATCCGCTGAAAAATGGCTCTCGATTTCACGGGCTAGATCTTCGGACCAATTCCCGGTAATCAGTCTTTTTCTTAGGGCGGTATGCTCCCATCTTCGCTGAGTATACATATCGGGCGCTGGGGGCTTTCCCGGTTGTAGGGGGTCATATTTCATTTTTCACCTGATAATTTTTATGTGGGTTTTTCTTGGCTGCCGGTATTCCTTGGATAGGATCTGAAGACTCGCATATCTCAACGCGTCGATCCCGTGCTTGTATTGGGAATTTTTGTCAAGCTGTCCGGATTTTAGGATAGCCCAATTCCGGATTGACTTGATAAGACTAGCACATCGTGGATGAACCTGAAAACAGTCTTTTTGCATTAATTCATGTAGCGCACGAATCCCATAATACACTGAAAAGGCGGGCTTGTATGCAGTGTTTATCGTAAATCCCTTGCCGGATGGGTAGCCGAGAATATGCGCGAATGCTGCACGTAGCATCTTGTTAGACATCCTTGATCCGTATTTGTCGCCGCGATGCGGCCGGTCTCCTACCCATCGGAATATGTTATTCGGTTCAAGCCTATTTCTCTTGAGCATTGCTAGAATTCCTTTTGCGTGCGTTTCCGCTTTGGCGCTTCCAGATTGATATTCATCTAGAACGTAAAGATAATAATCCCCGGGTTTTCTGTCCATCGGATCCGGGATTCGGACCGCTATCAATACGGCGAATTGGGCGCCTTCCTGGCTACCGTGATCGATGCCCACTGCGTACTGAAAATTACCAGTAGGAGGAGGAGCGCTGCTTATGAATTCGGGCCGGAAATCCTTGAAAATTACCCCGTGCGATACGTAGCCCTCCCACGCGCCCGATATTCTGATTTCACGGTCAAATTCCAGATAGGAATTCGTGATTTGCTCAATTTCAGCAATTGATAAGAGGGGGTCGCAATTGCGGGGGGTCACATTCTGCACGGTAAGGGGCGCCTGAATATCGAGCATTATGCCATCATCGCATAATTTCTTTATGTGACTGCAATCAACCCCCACGGGTGTCATAGTTATAGCGATTTGCCCGCGCTTTCTCAATACCCGTCCGACAAGCTCCGACCAGACCAAAGGACCGCAAGGTTCGTCGACAAGCACAAAATCAATCGTTCCCGATGCTAGGGCTATTGTACCCTTTGAAGATCCGCCGGTCTGCTGTGTCGTTTTTATACGGATAATACTACCATTTTTGAATGATATAACCGGAGTACCGGTACCGTGGAAGCCGCGCGCCGGCGAGAATACCGTTTTTTCCACCACTTCGTTTTTCGGCAATAGATCCCATAGCCTATTCTGTATTTCCACGGATTGAGACCAGCTGTGACAGATCACCCATACCTGAACGGGAGGAGATGTAACTGGCTTAAATCGGTGCTTGCCAAGCGCTCTAAATATGCACTCGGCCGCCCCTGCAAAACTTTTTCCGATTTGGTTTCCTCCACGCAATAGATAGAATTTTTCTCGGCAGGAAAGAAAGCGCTCTTGAGCTGGGGTAAAACGCGCGTATTCAAGCGGGTTTTCATGCACCCGTTTTTTTAATTCCTGTAGATTCGTGTGTAGACTCGTGAGATTCATCGGCTACCAAAAAGAAGGAGCTGTTTCTGGTCTTCTTTCAGCCTGTTCTGTGCACCCTCAAAATAATCCCGGTCGATTTCATACCCGTCAAATTCAAATCCCATTCTATGCGCCGCGATCGCGGATGATCCCGATCCAAGATGAGTATCAAGAATTGAAAATCCCTTCTTCGCATATTTTGATAGAAGCCATTCGTATAATTGGATGGGTTTCTGTGTTGGATGAATTTTATATCCTGTTACGTTTATATTTCTATGCTTAAAAAGTTCTGTTTGTCCTTTAAAAGAAGTCCATGCTAATTCTATTTTTGAATATGTAGGCATGAATTGAACTTTATCCCAGCAAATCCAGCATCGACTCAAAGGAAGTTTATCCGTGAAATATTGTCCACCCCAAACAATTTGGTTTTTTGTTTTTCTACGCAAAAAATCAAAATAATCTTTTGTTGGTGGATGATCCCATTTATCAATTGCTTGGTTATGATATGCCTTATGTTCTGATCCCTTAATTCCTCCTGATTGCGCGCCTAGTCTTTTCATTCCATACGGAGGATCAACAATTGCAAGATCCCAATGATCATCCGGCGCCTCTTTCATTGCCTTCATGCAATCCTGGTAATGAAGTCTAATCATTTTCACGCACCTGGGGAAAGGTGATAACGCGCGATTCCTTCGCCATGATTTCTTTTTCTAGCTTCTGACGTATGACGGGGGGTAGCTGTGCGATCGTGGAAAGGATCCCGCTTACCAGCCCATCCGATTCCATCGTCGCCGCAATTTCCTTTTGCGCCTGATTTAGCTTTTCACATTCGTCGTAGAGATTCAAGTGCAACCTATGAAGAGAGGGCAACACATTGTATTGTCCGCGCTCCCGGCATGCGTGCAAATCCAGATTCACCTCTTCCAATTTTCCACTCTTGAATTGAAGGGGGGGTATGTGCTCGCCAGGATTCGGCGGGGGAATTTTTTTGGCTGGTTCCTGTTTTCGTGGTGGCAGCTGCGATTGCTTGACACTTCTCTGCACGCTGGCGCCGGCTGGTTCTTTTATGATCCGGTCAATCGTTGATTTTCCACATCCAAAATGCTCAGCTAGTTTCCTCATAGAGAATTTCTTCGTCGCATAGAGGCGCTTTACATCCTCCCGCTCAGCCGGGGATAGGTTAGCCCTTTTTTTCATCGCCGCCCTTCTTCTTTTTTTCCTGGCAAGCCTGCTCTTTCTTGCGCTCCTGCTCCTTCTGCTTTTTCTGTTGTCGCACCTGCTCCTCATGGCGGGTTCGCGGGCATCCGTAGTATCTGCTTCCATGCATAGGCTTGTCCTGTTTGATATAAACTATCTGGCGAGAGAGGATGGTGGTCGGCAC